TCACCCACCCCCCACAACAGAAATAGCAAAGGGAGAATTTAAAGGCACAGTGTAGTAGTCTCCCCAGTTATATAGCTTATAAGGCCAGCCATGATTTTCTTGTACAAGGGCTTTAGCTTCTTCTAAGCTGCTGGCAATAGCTACGGCCATACCACTAGTGTCGTAATGATAGAAATCGTCCCAGATATATAGTTTTAAGTCTTGTATGTTCATCACTTTTCCCCTTGGTTTTACTGCTTATTACTTTAAATAACGGCCCGTTGTCGCGACAGGTGGGCCAAACCTGCGTCACCCGTCTAACCGGAACGCTTGCTATCGGCTAGAACGGAATGTCTTCGTCAATTGCAGCGGCTTGTGGGGCTGATTGAGGGGCTGATTGAGGGCCATCAGTGTAGAAGATCTTCACATTACCCAGGATAGGTGTCTGGGTCTTTGCTTCACGCTCTTCTGCGGTCAGGCTCTGGCTGATAAAGCCATTGTTTTCATACTGATCTAGCTCGTCACTGACAAACGTAGTCAGATCTAAGTAAGTACCCTTTGCACCCTGATATAAGCGGCTTTTGTCGATCTTTGTAACGTCTATCCTAACTGAAATACCTAACTTCATGCTAATTCCTCACACTCTTGGTTGATTATATTGACCGCTTTCACGATCTCGTCGTACATTTTACTACAAAACTCTTCATCGTACTCAACTGTCACCAATACAGGCTCCATCTCAGGATGATATGCTAGGAAATCCCACGTTTTAGCCCCTGTTATCATCATGCAACCTTGAATCTGCTGCCAATACTGCTTCACGCCCTTCATTGGCTTTTCGATGTATCCTAGCATGGTGCTTTCTGCCGGACATTTGATTTCTAAGCCCGAAACAACTTCTTTACCGCACATTATCAGGCCATCAGGACTTGCTCCAAACTCTTCACTGTCATCGAGGATGAAACCCACCTCAACTACAGTGTTACCAGTCATCAGCTCATAGTATTCCCGCGCCTCTGGCTCCAGCTCATTACCTCTTGCCATGTGCTCAGACTGAAAATGCGGTGTTGATTCACCTGATAACCTTTCAATGACCATCTGCTCAATGTATTTACCAGCAGAGCCTGAAGGTTTACCGGAGGTGGTAATCAATCTACTGAACTGACTAGCTGAAGGCCGGCCGATCCTACTGGCAAGCCACCCATCAGTCCCCTGTTCGTGCGATAATATCTTCACCAGCTTTGCTCCGAGTATCTGACTTGGGCCTTACAGGATACAGCTCGCATTCAGGTGAGGTGCAACCCTCAACCTGCTGTCTCCATGTACCAAGACCACTCAAGGAATCGTATATACACCCCTTGCAGTAGTCGTTAATGGCTTTACGCAGGCTCATTTAATCTTAGCCTTTAGTGCAGCAACAGCTTTGGGGTAATGAATTGCTAACATTTCGTCTACACTGCTGGCTTTAAAGAACCCCAGGAACTTGGCAACGTCACCATTAGCCTGTTCAAGCAAATCTTTAATGTCTTCAGCCTGGGCTGGAGTCAAGACCTCAGTTTTAGCAGCTTCTGGCAATTCTTGCCCACTATAAATGTACAGTCCCAACCCAAATAATCCGATACATTTAACCAAACAGCGAATCCTGGAGTCACTTATTGCTCTTGAATCAGGACTTACTAAAGCCTCATTGCGGTTGCCCATAACAGGAAGCCACATTTTGATAGTCTTTCCCTCAACTGTTACGGCAACTGATACTTCAACCGTACCATTATCAAAAAAAGTCGGGTCAAAATACTCAAAAGTACTCTCTGGGTAGTGCTCATTTAAGGTTTGCCATGCCCAGCTCCAACTGAGATAAGATAATTTGCCTTTTAAAGCAACATGATCGTTACAATTAATGGCCGATAAGGTGGCCCATACGCTTTTATTTGTCATTAGTTAAATTCTCCTGCTGATTTCATTTGCTCGAATACATATCTTGCACCGTATCCAATGTAATACGCCTCTGATTCATTAGCGGGCGCTTCGTATCCACCTTGGCAATCAATATCGCCACGATCTAGGTCATCTAAATAAACACTACCTTGAACCATGTCGATGTTTTTGGATTCTACGTTCATATTAACCCCACCTTGACTTATAGCCAGCCAGTTGCTTTTCAACTAACCGATTGTTTTCTTTAGCTGCTGCCAGGTCACGCTGAATTTCGTATTCAGACATTGGCTCATAGATAGGCTGGGTGTTTCGCATTGCTACACGGTTCTCATATGCTTCATCGGACTCGTCATGCGGTCTTCCGAACAATGACATGCTTAAAGCATTGCAGAAATCAAAGTCACCAGTTCTTGCGGGGTCTTCATCTTGATAAGTCATGTTGCTCTCCTGTTGTTGAGGTGTTTATTCTACACACTTCTGGCAGGGAGTCAATTGTTCTATTGCAATTAGTTTAACAAAGGGCTATGATGAGACTTCACTTACGAAGGAACTATCATGGATATTAATAAGTCACTTAAATTCTTTATGGAGCGCGACCAGATGTCATCAGTTGAGCTGTCTCGCATCTCCAAGATCAACCCCTCTACTATTAGCTTGATCAGAAATAAGCATAGATCACCGCGAGCTAGTACTCTTTTAACTTTCGCTGCAACCTTTAACGTAGAAGTCAGCGAGTTTATTGCGGCGGGTGAGTAATGGATATTCTACTGAATGCAGTATCGCTTTTGTTAGGCGTAGTATTGGGTGGATTATTGATTCGCGGAATGTATTTGGTGGAAGTTGACAAGACCGAGGCCAGGAAAAGGGCGCAAGATGATGAATAGCAAAGGGTATTACGCCATCATTCCTGCAAGCGTGCGCTATGACGTGCGTTTAACGGCTAACGCTAAACTTTTATATGGGGAAATCACTGCTCTGTGTAACGATAAAGGTTACTGCTGGGCGCGTAATGCCTATTTTGCTGATCTTTATGGCAAGACAGAGACTTCAGTTAGCCAGTGGATCTCTTCGCTGGTCGACTGTGGGTACATCACTAGGCAACTCCAGTACAAAGAAGGCACCAAGCAGATCCAATCTAGGTACTTGAAGCTAATCGATAACCCTATGCAAGAAATCTTACCCACCTCCCCAAGAAAACTTAAAGAGGGTACCCAAGAAAACTTAATACCCTACCCAAGAAAACTTAATGACCCTACCCAAGAAAACTTAATAGTTAATAATACATCTAATAATACATCTAATATTACAATGAATAGGGGGGAAACAAGTTCCCCAGCTCTCGAAGAAGAAGTTGAACAGGAAGTGGTAGTTGTTGACGAGCCGGAGAAGAAGCCAGTCAAGCGTTTTGTACCGCCAACTCTGGATGAGGTCATTGAATACTGCAACAGGAAAGGTTCTGGCATAGATCCTTCTGTCTTCTGGCATCACTACGAGGCGAATGGCTGGAGGATTGGGAAGAACAAGATGATCTCCTGGCCAAAGACTATCGGGTCGTGGGGTGCTAGAGAGAAGTCAAAGAAGACTGAAAAGAAAGAAACTAAAGCTGATTCGATTAGAGATCAGTCGATATACCAACAATTAACCGACACATCGTGGGCAGATTAGCCCGGCAAAGGAGAAGATCATGGGAAAAAGAATTACACCAACTGGCAAGCGTATGTTTGTCTACGAAGGGACTAAACAGGCAAGCTTAATATCCGGCCTCAGCTACACTATGGGAGACTTTGCTGAAGCTATTAACATTAGCCCGCAAACAATTCAAAGCAGGTTTAAGCACAGGAATGTTATTCGGGTAGTTCGGGACTGCGATTTGTTTCAAGTTCGAAGCAAGGTTAGCCGCTGCAAAATGATAGAGTATGATGGCGACCATCCAGACTTGAAGAGTGGGACGAAGTACAGTTATGTCCAGCTTGGAAAGGCATTCAAAATAAGCGAAAAACTAATTCGTGATCGAATGAGAGGCAGCAGAGTATTTATGGATTGCATGGCAATAACTACGCCAGGTGTACAAACCATTGTTCGCTGCGACACACGATCATCTAAAACAATGAATGAATGGCTAAGAAGGAAAATTGTATGA